CTTGCAACGTCTACTGTTACAACATAAGTATTATCCTTCTGTGGATCTTCATAAACATCTAATCCAGCGTTACTAACTTTTGCAGTTTCATATACTAAAGTTCTCAATTTGCTGGGATTTATCAAAGTATCGACAGATCCTAAAAATTCACACTCAAATTCTACTCTAAATTGTTGTTCGCTTGTATTTGAAATAGTTTGCTCTTTCCATTTCAAATCTCTTCCTGGAACTTCACTCCAATGAACTTCTGTCGGGATATATTCATTTTTCGATCTTTCGGCATCATGCCAAATTTTATAAAAATGATTCATCCCGTGTGGGGTAGAAACAATAATTACTTTTGTATTTTTACCTGATGAAATAGTAGGATATACTGAACTAAAAAACTGTTCTGCAATATGATTCGGAATGAACGCAAATTCGTCCAAGAAAATAATATTATAAGATCCACCACGAACTGCAGATGCTGAAGTTGAAGCCGCTATGATTTTAGAACCATTTTCTAATTCTAATGATGCTTTGTTCCAGGTCATCACACCCTGCTGTAACCACTTTGGTAGGTTCTCATAAGCGGTCTGAAGGCGGTCTAAGAGATCTTTTGCGGTAGATGCCTTGTTAGCAAGAATTGCAATATTTACGTTATCATTAAAAATTGCATAATGAAGAAGATATGAAACAACGATTGTAGATTTTCCAGACTGTCTTGGCAATTTACATACATTAAAACGATGATTGTGAAATCTTTCGATCATCGTTTCTTGAAATAGATATGGTTTGAATGGTTGCAAACCATAATCAAGAGTAACAATTTGAATATAATTTTTTGCAAAATAAATTGGATCGTCTTGACAACGAGCAAATTCTAATACTTGTTCTTCAGTAAATTCAATAGCAGTATTTGCTTTTTTTAGAAGCGGATTACCAAGATAATGTTCAGCCATAATATTTTTCTAGTTTAATTTACCACTTAACTTTATTTGCCCAATAAGCAGCACTCATTTTTCCTTTTGCAATATTTTTTGCGTGTCTAGTTTGAAACCTATGACGACGGCTTGCATATGATTTAGATTCACCCTCTTTTTTCGGAGAACCTTTCACACCTTTTTGCCCAAAACGGATTAACTTTTCTTTACCACCTTCACAAGCTTTGACAACATGTGATTTTCCAGTTTCACCTGAACCATGTGCTTCTGCTTTTGGATTATTGCACTTCATTTGAGACTTTTTTACCTCTGATATTTCAACCTCTTCGCCCATAGGTTTTACATAATTGTTTGATGGTCCTGGTTTAGCGTAACTTCCAGATACAACTCTAATTAAAGGATTATTGCTTGGGAGTTCTGATACTGAATGATGGACAACTTTAGATCCAGGATAAATCTTATTAATTTCAAAATTAATATCACTTCTATTTGGAAGTTTTGTTTGAGGGAAAAACATTCTGATAGAATAATATTTACCTCTCCAAGAAAGAGTTGCAGCAATAATATTTCCAGTTTCTGCTTTAAGTCTTGTTGCTTCCTTTAAACTTTCAGATACTTTAGATGTTTTAGTATTTAAAATTTTTTCTTCTTCAGAAATAATTTTATCTACTAAAGATAATGATTCTTTTTTGTTTAATTTTGTTGGGGGCAAATCTGGTCCTCCTATTAACTTTCCTACCATTTGTGGTGGAAGTTGCGATCTTTGCTGTGGAGTCATTTTATGGACTTTTTGTTGAGCAGAAGTAAGTTTCTTTTTACCTACTTCAAAACTAATTCCTTCTTCCATTTCATCGCTTGCAACATAATCCGCAGCAGTATCAATATAATCTGCTGCTTTAGTAATTTTAGATTGAACCCAAGCCTCTAAATTACCTTCACCTTTACCCACTTTACTTTGTAATCTTTTAACTGCATCTGAAATTGTTTTCAGTTCAGATCTTGCCATAGAATATTCTTCATCCTTTATTGAAACTTTATCCCATGCTTTTTCACCATAAGAGCATTCAGATCTTTTCTCTTTTTTATCGCATAGTGGGCAATATCTGGATTCTTCAGATTCTTTAAGTTTTTCTGCCTGAATTAAATCGATTACCTCAGCAAAAGTATTGCCAAACATATCTTCAATAGAAACATTTTCTTTTACGTCTCTAAACTTTTTATGTTGTTTTTTTGCAGATGTTTCCATTTTCTTTAAACGTGTATAGTAATCGGGAATTTCGTCTAAATGTTGAAGAGCAATATTTCTAGCTAAATTGTGATCTTGTGTATGCTCATGTTCAATGGGTTCTCCAATTTTAAGTTGCTTTTCTATAAAAGAAACATCTAAACGATGCTTCTTTGCAATTTCCTCAACTGTTTTGTGAGATTTAAACTTTTTACCCATTGAAACATTTCAATAATGATAATAATATTTATTCTTCTTTTTGTTTTTGCGCCTTTAGTAATTTAGATAATTCGGCAGTTGATCCAACAAAAAGTGCATTGGTAACATTTGTTGGACCACTTACTTGTTTAGTTTCTTCTATATCTTTTAATTTTTTCTGTAAATCCATTAACTTATCTGTTGCATCGGCAACATTTTTTATTAATTGTCCAGCAACTTCATATGCCCTTGCTTGCTCAGTTTCTTGTGCCAATTCAAGAATACCGTTTATTGCTTCTTGACCCTTTTCTATGATAGAATATAAATTACCTCTAGTATATTCATAGTCTTTTTTAATATCATTCTTTAATGACTGAGATTCTGGTGATGGTTCCAATTCTTTTGGAATAGTGGAAGATGCAATTTCAATAGAATCTTCCACTATTTCGGAAGATACATTAAATACATCATTTAATTTGTCATATTTTTTTGTCATTTTCATACTTACGAGAATGCTCCACTAAATCCAAAATCATCTCCAGGTTTAATGAGATCATTATCTGCGTCTGTTATTAACTTAACCTCAGTTCCAGAAACGTGCTGTGAGATTTTAGTCCCATATGATCCTCTAGAAACTGTAATTTCATTACCACTAATTGATTTAATGTTTAGCGTTTCGTCATTTAATGTTATATAAGAATTAACAATCAGTTGAGATGGATCGCTAACTAAAATTACAGTGTCCAATACTTCAATATCTCTATTCAAACTAGCAACAACATTGTTTGTGTAACTCTTAGTTGCTACTGCTTCAGAAGAATATGTAATTTCTCTTCTTGCAACTGGGGAAGATTCTCCAGAAGCATATCCAATAGAAACTTTTTTGATAATATCTTTCGAAAGAGTTGTATTTGATGTTGGACCAAATATATATGTTTTAGCAGTAAAACTCAAAGTATAAATCAATGCTCTTCTAGTAGAGAAATCTCCTTCATAATCATCATCCATATTAATATTATTGAGGATGATTGGAATATCTCTTTTTTCACCAATTTGATCAACTAAATCTACAGTTAAAGTAAAATTTGGTTGAAAGTAAGGAAGAATTTGCTCTACAATTTGAAGCATGTCATCGTTCTGCTTTGTCATTATGCTAAGTTCAAATTCCATATTATATGGAACTGGCATATATACTCTTTTTAATTCCGATGAAGAATTCTTAGAAAAAAATGTTTGAGTTGTTGTAACTTTTCTGGAATTATCATAATTTAATCCAACGAATTCAAATGACATTCGTGGAAGAGTAATTTGAATCGGTTTATTTAAATCTGGTTCTTGTTCTAATCTAGCAAGAAACTTTTGAGTTGGTCCATATGCCAATGGAACCTTAATCATAGAAATAACTGATCCAGCATCATTTTTATGCTGGATCGAAATGTTATTAAAAAGGGTTCCAAAAGATATTATAGTCCTTCTTAAAATTTCGTGATAAAAATACTCAAACATTTTAAAAATTTATAGTTTAACTATTTAATAAAAAATACTTTTTCAGATACTTCCAAAAGGATTCTTTTCGCTAAAATCTACTATTAGACCTGCTTCATATTGGATCTCATCGTTTTGTGCATATGGATCATTTATATCATCAGTATTTATTGCTTGTATTTGATATGTTGCTCCAGAGGTTTGTCCTACCAAATTCTCTCCTTTTTGGAATGTTCCAGTAATATTAGATAATTCAAGATTTCTTGTATATGCATTCCAAGTTTTTACTCTTGCTGTAATACTTGACGCACTTCCAATAACTACTTCATTTTCAGTATATGTACCAAATCCAACTAAAACTGGAGGTCCAATTGTAATGATCGGAGCAATGTAGTTTGGTGCTGAATTATATCCTTTTCCACCGTCAAGAATTCTTATTTGAGAAATACTTCCATTTTCCACAATTGCAACTGCTTTTGCTGTTGCTCCTATTACTGCAGTATTGAATGTCACTGTTGGAGGTATAGTATATCCAGATCCACCAGAAGTTACTGTAATAATTCCTATTACACCATTTTCTATTATTGCTGTTGCTGCTGCTCCTACGCCTCCACCACCATTAAATGAAACTTTTGGTGGAGTTGTATAACCATAACCAGATCTTGTTAATGTTACTGCCTGAACTCTTAACAATCTTCCATCTGGTTCGCATATATCAACTATTCCCCCAATCATTGAGGCAATACCGACAGCAGTTCCGCCAAAGGACGGTGAAGACGATATAGCAACATTTGGAGAGGTTGTGTATCCAGATCCTCTATTAGTAACATCTATAAATCTAACACCACCATTTAATGTCGATACGACAGCAGTTGCAGTTGATCCAACTCCAACCATAGTAAAAGTTTGGATATAACCAGCATCCTCCACATTATCATCTATATTATCAATTCCAGTATCAATGATTTCGTCTTCATATCTGAATAATTGACATCTCAATTCATAAACATAATTTTTCTGTAATTGATAAAATGGTTTTTCATGCTCAACGTAATTGATTTCAAATAATCTATCTCCAAGTGGAAAATAAATTAAATCTCCTTCTTTTGGTCTAGATGCCAGTCTATAATTATCTGTATTTCTTATTAGAGGAGTTATGTATAATTCGAATCTTTCTTTAGATACAATTAAAGTAAGATCGTCTAGTTCTTGGATTCCAAACTTAGAAAGAATAGTTCCTTGACCACCATACCCTTCATATGAATCTACATATGCTTCTAAAGGATAAGCATTATTGAACTTGGATTCTATTACTTCTCTAATTACTGATTTGGTTGTAACATATGATCTTGGTATGTAATATATTTCAACACCATGAATTTGTATAGATTCATTTATTAAATCTTGAACTAGATTTTGTTCTCCTTTAGAACCTTGTATGAAAAATGGATTTAACATATTATTAACCTATCATATCTAATGGTGGAAGTTCATATGTTGAAGACATCTTATCTATTATCGCATCCAATTCTCTTTGTCCATCTTCATATATTTGCCTACCATTTAATTCAACTCCTCCAGGAAGTTTAACACCCTGAAACTTAATTAAATTTTGACCCCACTGCCTTTTAATTAATGCAGTTAAATATGGCTTTAAGAAAGAATCATTCCAAACTCTTCCATAATCCGATGGATCTAACATTCTATAGCAGTCAATAATTATATACTCACCAACTCTTAAACTTGACCAATCGATATCCAAATATAATCTGTCTTGTCTTTTATTAAATCTTATTTGTTTTTGTGTGGTCAAAAGAAAGTTTATATCTTCCAAATATGTTTTGACCATCGAATAAGTCAATAGTTCGGTAGATCCCCAATAATAAATATCATTTAAAAACAATTGATATTTGATACTAAACATTCCACTTGAAATGGAATTTGAACCCTCAAATTGCATTATTTTATTAATACCAATTACATGAGGTGGAACTTGTATATAATTACTATTCTCGTAAAAATTAAATGTTCCTACAGAAGAAGATGCGGATGTAGTTGCAACACCTACACCGCTTAGTCCCTTTGCCTTTCCTCTATCAATATCTTGTTGGGTTACTTGATATTTTAAATATGTTTGATAAACGCCATCGAAATGACGCTCTTGAAATAATTGCACAGCATCATCTACTAGATCTTCAATCTGTTCTTGCGCCACATTAATTTCTAAAACTGGTGCTCCCAGTTTTCTCAAGCAGTAATCAATTAATTCTTGTCTTGTAGATGGTTGTGCCATTATAGTTCTGCTATAACTTCTTGTTGTTTAAAGTATAACTTAACATAAGATTTTGCAATATTCTTAATTTGTTCAATATCACTTATACTATCTATTTCTCTTGAGATTTTCTCATACTCAAACATTTTTCCGATATTTTCTAAAATTATTTTATCTGGATTCATTTGTTTAACATCTCCATAATAGATTTAATAGATTCTTTAATTTGATCTATTTCCATTTCAATATTTGACAATCTCTCTTGTTCTTTTATTTTTGCGTCTCTCGCTATAATATAATTTTGATATTCATTATAATTTGTATTAATAACTGCTTTAGTATTGTCATCTCTCACATAATTTGGATGACCTTCAACTTT